GCATATAATCGCATAAACCATCCTGGGCCTATGGGAGAAATCCTGTAGGCCCTTTTTCTATTTTTGATACAAATATCCGCTCAAAGCGGCCTCCCACCTTCAGTGGGAACTGAAGGATAAGCCTTCGGATTGGAGGTCGCTATGACAAACGAACAGAAATACCAAATCGCGGAGCTCCGCCAGTTCGGGTACGGATATGCCAGCATTGCTGATGCGCTCGGCCTGACCAAGAATCAGGTTTCTGCCTACTGCCGCAGGGCAGGGCTCACCGGCACCAAAGCCGCTGTGGGCACGACAGATGTTCCCGTCTCAAACTGCTGCCGTTGCTGCGGCAAGTCGCTGATGCAGACTCCCGGACGAAAGCCAGTCAAGTTCTGCTCTGATAGCTGCCGTGTGCGCTGGTGGAATGCGCATCCGGAAATGGTGAACAAGAAGGCCATTTATCACTTTACCTGCGCTTGCTGCGGAAAGGAGTTCACGGCTTATGGAAATGCGCACAGGAAATACTGCTCCCATGTCTGCTACATCGCAGACCGCTTCAGAGGCGGTGATGGCCATGAATGAAGACCAGTTCGAGCGTGAAAAGCTCTACCAAGCGACCATGAACATGTTCCGTTCCATGCTGAAAAAGGGCCTCATCACCGAGGAGCAATACACCATAATTGATACAAAGATGCTGCAAAAATACCAGCCATTATTGGGTACATTATTTGCCGCACAGCCGTTGACTTAATTGCCTTTTAGAGTGATGTATAGTAGCGGAAAGGAGCTGATTTTATGCGAAAAATCAACAAAATCGAGCCGAGATTGCCAGTCCTGCCAACCCGGAAGAAGGTCGCGGCCTACGCCAGAGTCTCCGTTGAGACCGAGCGCCTGCACCATTCTTTATCAACTCAGGTCAGCTATTACAGCGAGTTGATTCAGGCCAATCCCGAATGGGAGTATGTTGGGGTCTACGCAGATGACGGCATCACCGGCACAAAGGCATCCAAGCGAGAAGAATTCCAGCGGATGCTCGACGACTGCGAGGCCGGAAAGATAGACATCATCCTTACGAAGTCCATTTCCCGCTTTGCCAGAAACACGGTCGACCTGCTTGAGACCGTCAGACACCTGAAAGAGCTTGGCATCGAGGTCAGATTCGAGAAGGAAAACATCAATTCACTCTCCGGCGACGGCGAAGTCATGATGACCCTGCTGGCCTCCTTCGCACAGGAGGAAATCACGAGCCTCAGCAACAATGTGAAATGGGGCGTTCGCAAACGCATGGAACAGGGCATCCCGAACGGACACTTCCGCATCTACGGCTACCGTTGGGAATGCGACCAGCTGGTCATCGAGCCAGAAGAAGCCGCCATCGTCCGTCGCATCTTCCAGAACTTCCTTGATGGGAAGTCCAGACTTGAGACCGAGCGTGAATTTGAAGCCGAGGGCATCACCACGGCGAACGGCTGCCGGTGGGTAGATTCCAACATCAAGGTGGTTCTCACGAACATCACCTACACCGGAAACCTGCTCCTGCAGAAGGAATTCATCGAAGACCCTATCACCAAGCGCCGCAAGAAGAATCGCGGTGAGCTTCCGCAGTATTATGTGGAAGATACGCATGAGGCCATCATCGACATGGAGACATTCCAGTATGTGCAGGAAGAAATAGCCCGACGCAAGGAGCTGGGTGCTTTTGCAAATAAGAGCCTGAACATCACCTGCTTCACC